AAGAGTTATCACCTGTGTTCTTCCAGTCAATTGTTGTATCAAGACCTTCTAGCTGCTGTCTTTGTTCTTTTGACTGTATTGATTTACCTGTTAGCTTTGAAGCTGGTACGCGATATGCTAATTCTGTTTTTGGACGGTCCATACCGTCTTGTATTGGTTTAAAGAAAAAAGGATAATTTACAGATATTGGCACAACCTTATCGGTAAACATCTTTTTTGCATCGGCACCAGACTTAGATAATATACCAAAGCGGGCGTCACTTGTGATCGTTGCTTGATTTACAACTTCGCCAGAAGCCATAAATGAAAAACCAGAACGACGGTTTTTAAGGTAACACATACCATAACACCGCATATCAGCCTTGCAAGCTTCCCAAAATATAAAAAATAATCTATTTGCTTCGCGATAATCCGGCTTACCTACATCGATCTTGCTCCATTGCAAGTACATATAATGTGTTCCGGTTATATAAGTTGGCACATTATTACTGTAAAACCAATATCCTTCATCGCGCCGTGTAAATTCTTCATCAATATAGGCTCCCCAGGTGTCTTTAAACTCGTCAGGATATGATTCCCAGTCGAATATAGTCTTAATATTTTTAAGCTCCTTAGGATACTCCTGTGGCGTCCATTTGTTTTCGCTTTTTGCTATACACTTCGGCTCTTTCGGCAACGCTATGCGCAGGTTTTGTATTTCTACAATGTCACCTATCTGACCAGTCTTGCTTATTACAACAACGTCGTGTTCTCTATTGTAACCATATTCCCACTTTTTAGATTTATTTAATCTATTAATTGTGGTAAGTTTTATAGGTTCTACAATTTTATATAACGTTTGCTCGTACATTACTTAGACCTTCGTTCAGCAAAACCTGAAAAAGCTTTTTGAGTATCATCTTCTTTAGGTTTGTTTTCTAAAATACGCTCTTCTTCTTGTATGCGATTTAATATTTCAAATGCATCAAAGATGGCAAGCTTTTTTGTGGCTGCTGCGTTTTTTAATCTATCTGCAGAAACGTCGTCTCCGGTATTGGTTATTATTTTTTCTTCCGCTACCTTAATTAATTCCTCAACCGCTCGATGTCCAGCTTGGATTATACTCTTCTTCGTCTCCTTGATATTCATATTTAATTGTAATATATTGTTTTGGCACGCGGTATAAACGTTCTCCGTCTATAATAAATTCATATTCTGACCTAGGAGAAAACCCAACTAATGTGCCTTCAGGTATTTGCTCGTCACCGTGCTTTACAATACCTTTTAGCGGAATTTCTTTTTCTCCCGAAAACGTATCATTATTCTTTAAAGGCTTTACAAAATAAAAACCATTTATAGGTTTCCAATTTTGCATAGGTTTTTTACGTGCAAATATCTGATCAGGATTTACAAAATACATGCCTTCCTTAAAAAAACTTTTACTGTTCTTTTCATTCCCGCGCACGTCGTAAAACCTTCTAAATACATTATGGTGCACTATTACCTGATCACCGGGCTCTATAGTTGTTTCGCCAATGATTGGCGTACTAAGTACAACACCGACCCTGTTTACATACTGGTGATTTTGCAATTCTGTATTTAATAGCAGCTCTTTGCCATCTATTTCAGTTTTACTTGTACTACGCTCGCCCTTTGGCATTACAATAAAATCATATACAGATTGCATTAATAATCTAAATTATATTCAACAGCAATACCCATATTTTTATTGAAGTCTTTCCAAAGGATAACTTCTTTGTTTTTTTCTATGTATATGGAATACTTTTCTTCTTCCTCAATTATATTACAGATACAATGCCCTCCGTAAACCTCTTGGCCTACGGAGTAATGCATTGCGTCTATCTTATAATCTTTGCCTATACTAATCTTCCGTATTAGTTTCATCAGCTTCTTCTTCAATTGGTTTTAGACTTCCGTCCTCAATACTGATTGAAACTTTTCCATACTCTTCTTCAAGCTCTTTTTGAAATTTACTAAAGTCTTCTCGAACAGCTGCAATTTGATGCAATAAAGAATGTTTTTGCATTTCAATTCCGCCAAGTTCATTTTGTGCTTTGTTAATTACACCTACAAATTCTTGAAGTTTTTGTAATTGTTCTTCTGAAATTTTTTCAACTTTTTCCATAATTTTAAATTTGATTTAATTATATATTAATTAATCACTCATTTTTTAAGAATATTACTATAATTCAATAGTTTTGGTTACTGACACAGGTACAATTAAGTTATTAATTTGGCTTTCAACACTTGCCTCAATTGAAGCAACCTGCTCGGCCCCCATAGCGTCTTGGGTCCACGCAACAACTTGTTCGTTTGTTAAATCCTCAAATGGGATGAAATCCGTAATGTCGCTAGTGTCCAATATCTGTGTCCCAATGTTGCTAACCGTTATAGACTGCGGTTCCCCCTGCGGGTCTAACTGATCCAAGGTTCCTGTCACTATCCAGTGTACATTATACACTACGTCTGCGTAAGTCTCGTCCGTAGGGTACACGTCTACCGTTCTGCAATTCCAATCAAATGTTGTCATTTTGTTTTTTTAAGTTATTCGTAAATATAGTTGTTTTTTAGTCATATCTCAGCTACTACGAGTTTTCTTGTAGGATTATAGAGAACATGGCTCTATAGAGGGGGCTAGGTACTTGTATCTGAATAGACATCCTTTGTCCCGCAGTAAATGTGGCATTAGTATTATTAAGGTTGGTATGTAAAGACTTACCTGAGGAAGTTCCAAGCCCTATACTAAGCGCAGAAGTAGGACCGTAAACCACAGAACCATTCCTTAGTATTTGATATTTAATAGTTGTTGCTGAAGTTGGCGTACCATTTCCCGCGCCGCTATAGGTAATACTTCTAATATACCCCGCAAAAGGCGCAACAAAACTGCTCGCAAGAGATGTTCCAGTCGACTCCACTTCGCCAACGAAAGGCAGATAATACCAGCTAGCTGAGTTATTTGTACTGTGATCCATGTGCGAAGTCACCATCACCGTCATCTGCGGACTATAAGTGATTGTATCCGTAAGTGCGTCGGTCAATAGCTTTAGCCCCGTTTCAGTCGCTAAAGTCAATGTGTCGTTATTGGTCTCTGCTGTCACTGTTGATTGACCCGATACTGCTACATTTTTAAAAATAGCTTGTGAAGAACCTCTATCGGAGTTAGTAATAGTAAGAGTTCCACTTGTAGTAATTGGACTTCCTGTAATAGAAATGCCCGAGCCCGCTGTTGCTGCTACAGATGTTACAGTACCTGTATTAGATGTCCAGCCTGAGTTGTTGTTAAATATACTAAGCGGTATAGATGATATAAGCTGTCTGTTATCAACACCTCCATTTTCAGCAATTAAGTAGTCCGTACCAACAAGTGTTCCACCAACAGTTAATTCACCTAAATCTAGACTTAATGTAACAGTAGCTGATGTGCCGCCGCCTGATAAACCTGTACCCGCGGTTACTCCGGTAATATCACCACCGCCACTAGAAGCCGCAGTAATTCTACCATATGCGTCAACTGTAATATTAGCAGATGTATATCCTCCAGCTGTAACACCTGTTGTATCTAGAGAAGCAGAAACTTGATGATCAAAACCAACCGGCCCTGTGCCTGAACCAAAAGTAATACCGTTAGTTCCTTCAAACCAAACACTGTCACCAACAGTAACACTTTGTGTTGTTCCCGCTCCATCGGCATCAAATGACCAAAGAGTGTCGGCATCTGCTACAAAATTATTATCTACGTAGTCTTTATTAACCGCATCAGTACCAGCACTTACTGTGTCAATACCTTGGATACGGCCTGTACCACTTAACGTAATATCGCCGCCTGAAACAACTAAGTCGCCTGAAATGGCTAAAGATCCCGTAGACGCTGTTAATCGTACATCATAATCTGACGTGGCAGTATCAGTTGCATGCATATCAAAATACTTACCGCCCTCCATTACGCCATCGGTAAGAACTTTTACATATCCATTATTCCACCAATCACCATTTGTAGGCGAAGGTATTCTTGCTGAATCTAAAGTGCCGCTTGTAATGTCAGAGGCTGAATGAGTATGAGATGATGCTGCTGCTCCAATGTCTGAAGCGGTTAAATTTCGAGTAGAGTACGTTGCATTTGCATCAGTAACGTGACCTAATGTATCTGTGGTAATATTGAAGTCTAAATCACTTATAACAGTGGCTCCCGATAAAGCTCCAGTATCTAAATCGATATCGTCTCCAGGATGTGTGGGGTGAATATAGTTATTTGCATTTGTATCGCCTGTATACCCTAAATCTCCAAGTGTAAGGGTTCTAGGAGAATGAGATTGTATAACACCGTCGGTCATTGTCATTGACGACAATACAGTAGCCCCTGTATATGAAATATCTGCATCTGTACCAATAATTGTATTATATGTTCCAGCGGCTTGAGCGCCAATCTCAGCTAAACTCCAGGATACATTTACAGAACCATTTACTGATTTACCCGTACTTCCTATTGTTATAGTTCTAGCTGTGGTCCAGGTATCTGCATTTGGGTGATAAGTGTCGTGAAATACTTTGCTGCCGTTTACTTGAAGCTCAGATGCCCCGCCAAAATTTATTTTGTTATCGGTAGAATCGTCAATAGCATATAGTGTAACATTGTTTGCTCCCCCGCCAAATAAAATACCTTCGCCGGGGTCATTAATTTCTAATTGATTTACTCCAGTGATATTGTAATTACTACCACTGATTCCTGTAGTACTTAAAGCGCCTACAAATGTTGCAGCTTGTACAGATGCATTGTTTGTTCCGCCATCAGCATCAAAATGAAATCTTCCGACTCCATTAGCGTCATCATACCTTATGTAATCGTCATTAGCAAACTTAATTCTATTACCAGAACCTATTGTCAAATCAGGAACTGTCAGCGCACCGGTCATTGTATCGCCAGACTTGGAAACCTTAGCGCTAATACTATTTGTTACAGTAGTAGCAAAGTTGGGGTCATCACCGAGTGCAGCAGCAAGCTCATTAAGCGTGTCAAGAGTAGCTGGAGCAGAGTCGACAAGGTTTGATACAGCAGTCTGTACAAACGCAGTGGTGGCTAATTGAGTTGTGTTTGTACCAGAGGTTGCAGTTGGAGCAGTAGGTGTGCCGGTTAAAGCTGGGGATGCAAGAGGAGCGTATCCTGCTGATGCATGGTTACCCCAATTATATGCCGCATCCCAGTTTGTCTTACTGTACCCTGTTATTGCAGTGGTTCCAGAGAAGAAATTTCCTATTTCTGTCTCTGTATAATATCTATCATCGTGAGTGTGCGATGCAGCTGCAATACCAGCTTCGGCTAGTGTATTGTTTACCCAAGCACTACCATTCCATTTCAAGATTTCTCCAGAGGAGTTACTTGTAATAGTTACGTTAGAATGCGAATCAAGTGTATGGGCAGACGGAGTGAACGTGCTTGGAACCCCTGTTAAATTACCCCAAGCTAAATAATAACTTCCTTGCTGTCCATCTAACAAATCAGCATCAAGGCCTGAGCCTGAACCGTCAGAAGCAGAAGTCCAAACTTCTCTCCACCCAGGGTTATAGGTACTTCCTTGGTCGTTATATATAAAAACTTTTCCAGCAGACCCTCCAGTGTTTGGTGCAATTGCTAATGCTGTAATATTTCCTCTTGTAGAATCAGATGAATTATCAGTCCAAGTTATCCAAGACGTACCAGCAGTTTCAGTAAACCTGCCAGCGTCTGTTAAGTCAAAGTTTCCAGCATAATCCCAAGAGGTTTTAAATACTGAGCTGTATGAATCAAACGCTCCGTCACTTTCCATTTCAGATACTAACCCAGCAGTTGTTGAAGTACCAGTAAATGCTTGCACTCCTAATGAACGAATATCGTCAAGAGGTGTAGCCCCAACATCAGAGGCAGTTAAGTTTCTAGTTGAATATGTTGCATTAGCGTCAGTAACGTGCCCAAACGTATCAGTCGTAATATTGAAATCTAAATCACTAATTACAGTAGCACCCGTCAAAGCTCCAGTGTCAAGATTAATATCATCACCTGGGTGTGTTGGATGCGTGTAAGATACGCCTGCAACAGCGTTGTCAACATATAACTTATTAGCAGCATCAGTGTTGGCTGATACAGTATCAATACCTTGAATTCTACCTGTCCCGCTAAGAATTATATCACCGCCGCTAACGGTTAAATCTCCCGCCAAAGTTGTAGCGGTTCCATTTAGAGTTAAAACAACTCCAGAACTAGTTTCTAATTTTAAAGCTCCCCTTGCGTTACCTAGATGAGAGGCTGATAAAGTATTATTTATAAAAAATTGTTCCGAATCTGGAGATGTAGCAGTATTGTATATACTAAAAGCACTTGCGCCGTTTTCCCCTGCCTGTATTCTAATTTCTGGAACTGTAGTACTATATATAAGATGTATACCAGCTCCATCTGTACTAGCGGCACCTATATTTAACGTACCAGTCATTGTATCGCCAGAAACGTTTACAAACCTGTTGTCTGATTCAGTCTCCGTATAGTATCTGTCGTCGTGTGTATGTGATAACAACGCGTATCTGCCATCAAGAGAAATACTAGCCCCAACCGCTGCATTATTACCAGTAATACTTAAGGTCCCTGAAGTAAATGCTGCGTCTGTTACATACCAGTTATTATCTGTTATACCAGCGACAGCTGTGTCAACGTACAGCTTATTAGCCGCATCTGTATCTATATTTACAGTATCAACTCCCTGTATTCTGCCTGTTCCTGATAAAATAATGTCTCCTCCACCAACTGTTAAATCCCCACTAAGTGTACCGCCTGCCAATGGCAGATGCCCTACTTGAGAGTATGTATAGGCAGCATCCCAATTTGCATTAGTTACGTTTTGTAAAACTCTAGCTGCTGTCAAAACAGTAGTTCCATCCATTTGCAGCACACCGGTACCATTCATGCCTAAATCAATAGATCCCCAAACTCCAAGGCCATTGCTTGGTGCACCATGGGTTGCAGCACCCCAGCCGCTTGGTCCTCCAATATGAACTCTTTCATAAAGGTGAATATACTCGCCGGTTTGAGATCCTTTGGTAGTTCCTCTAATCCCCCCTACTTTTAAGTTTTCTGCAGTACCTGTGCCGGTAAGTTTGCCGCTAAAAGAATCATCAGCATCGCTTCTTAAATACTTAGGATCCGTATGTTGCGTAATATTGGTTAAAGCAAT